CCGCTGCTGCCGGCGGTCAGCGCCACCGTAGCGCTGCCCAGCGTGCCGCCGCCGCTGATGGCGATGCTGGCCGTGCCGCCGCCGGGCGCGATGGGGCCGTTGGGTGTGATGACCACATCCACGCTGGAGCCGGTCGGACCGGTGGACTGGACGCTGATGCCGATGCTGGTGGCGTAGCTCGGCGCTGCGCTGGCCGTGATGCTGCGCGTGGTGCTCGCAGTGCGGCCTAATGCATCGGTCACGGTCTGCGTGATCGTGTAGCTGCCGGCCACGGTGTAGGCGTGGCTCGGATTGGCCGATGTGCTGTGCGCGCTGCCGTCGCCCCAGTCGTAGCTGTAGGTCAGGCCCGTGCCGGTCGCCGTGCTGGCGACGGTGACGGCAAACGGCACCGTGCCGCTGGTCGGCGCGGCCGTGAAGCCGGCCACAGGTGCCCCCGGCAAGCTCGTGACGATCGTCGCGGGCGATCCGGTGGCCACGCCACCCGCCACGGTGAGCGCCAGTTGGAACGTCGCCGCGGCAATCGCCGAGAGCGCGACGCTCTGCGATGCGCCTGGCGCCAGCGTGCCGCTGGAAGGCGTCGGCGTCAGATTGCCAGAACCCGTCGACAGGGACCACGGGGCCGAGACCGTGCCGTTGTTGCGCACCACGGCGCTGCCCAGCGTGCCGGCGACGATCGTGGTGGTGACGCTTTCCAGGACAGCGGAGGGGGCCGAGGGCTCCACGTCTGTACTGCCGAGATGAATCAGCCCACCGCTAGGGATCACGTAGCGGTCGATCGGATGGGGAAGAGTCATTTGGGCAAGCCCCCGCCAGTGGCGGTCTTCCATGCGCCCCATATCGCCAGGACCGCCACGACAACACCGGAGAGCCACTTGAGGCCGGTGCCTAGCCAACCCAGCACCTTGAAGCCGCCGTGGAACGCCTCAAGGTAGTCGCGTACCTCGGTCGTTACCTTCGTGTTCTGGCCGAGCTCGGTCTGGATGGCGGCGATCTTCAAATCCTGGGCGTCGACCTTGTCCATGAGGCGCTGCGAGGCAAGCAGCGTGTCCATCAGTTGCTGCGTGAGCAGTTGGTGCCCGTTGTGCAGCCCGCGAACCGCCGCCTCTTGCTCGGCAATGCGGTCGGCCGTCTCGTCGACCCTTTCCCTGAGCTCAGCGACATGCGCGTCGTATTGACGACGATTCGATTGGGCGTTTTGCGGCGATACCACGGTCAAGCCCCGAAATCGCCGCGCTGCTTGAAGTGCGCGAGCAGTTGAGCCAGCACCTGCGCACACTGCGACAGCGTTGCCGTGCCGGCGTTGAAGTTCGCGATCACCGCGCCGCCCACCGGGCTGCCCCACCCAGCCAACTGCCCGGCGCCCAGGCCGCCGTACAGGGCCACCACACCGCCGGGCTTCTGGATGATCAGTTTCTGCGCGACCGCAGAGCCGCGCTTCCCGGTGTAGAGGTAGCCGTACGTGGCCGCCGCTTCCATCGTGACGAAACTGCTGTTGTCGGGATCGCTGCCGGCGTGCAGGCTCCACTGCGAGAAGGCACCGGCGCCGTTGGGCAGCAGGCCCGAGACGTTGGAGCCGTTCTCGTCGGCAGGCGAGAAGTAGAAGTTGTTGGAGTAGGTGCTGAAGTCGTTGGTCTTGTAGACCATGCGGCCGAAGCCGAAGCCGACGAAGTTGTTGCCGCGCGCCGCGCTGTACTCCAGCGCCTCCTGATCGTGGTCGCCGCCTTGCGCGTAGACCTTGCCCCACTTCGTGCACTGGTACATCCTCACGCCGTCGCGCGTCACGATGCCGTTGCCCGCGTACTCGAGGCAGGTTTCGATGGTGACGAAGCTCGTGCCGCGAATGATCAGGCGCGAGGTGGACTCGTTGACGTTGTAGCGGATGGCCACCTTGCCAGCGTGCACCGTGGGCCACACGCTGCCATCGCCGGCCGAACCGCGGTAGTCCGCGAACTGACCGCCGATGACCACCACCGGGCCGCCGGGGAAGGTGCCAGCGCCACCCACGTCCAGGTCGTACGTGAGGTTCGTCTCCCACTGGAGGTCGTGGAAGGCGATGGCCGCTTGGCCGTTCGTGTCGCCGTGGACGATCACGCCGACCTGGTTGTCAGCCACGGTGCCGCCGTACCACCCCAGGCAGGTGAACTTGTCGAACTTGGCGCCCCACTCGGTGCAGCGCCGGATGTCGACGTTGAACATCGTGAGCGGCGTGGCGCTGGCGGTGCTGTTCGAGCAGTCCAGACCGCGCACGCAGTCGGCGATGGTCACGTGGTGCAGCATCCACGACCAGCACGTCTTGCCCGGCGTGCTGAACTTCGCCCCCGTCTCCAAGTTGCGGATCTCGACGTTGTCCAGCAGGTAGTTCGCGGCGAGCTCGGCGAGAACGCCGACCGTGCCCGCCACGATGGAGCCGAAGTTGTCGCTGATCTTCAGGTTGCGCAGCGTGAACGTCGGCCAGCCGGACGCGCCGCCGCTGCCCGACGCCTTGACCACCGGCTTGGCGCGATCCGCCGGAATTAGCGTGGTGCCGCCGCCGACAAACGCATGGTTCGACGACATCGGAATGGCGCCGACGAAGTTCACTTCCTGGCCGCGGCCCTGGCCCTCGAAGATGATGCCCTTGGGCACCACGAGGTTGCACTTGATCACGCCGGCCGGGGCTTCGACGATGCACCCGCCGATGTCTCGGGCGTACTGCAGCGTCTCTTGCAGCTTCGCCGTGAGGTCGATTTGGCCCAGCCCCGCGCTGATGCTCATCATCTCGACGACGGTGAGGTTGCGCGACAGGCTGATGCGCTCGCTCACGCGGGCCTGCAACGTGGTCGTCGTCGCGTTCGGGCCGGGCGGCGTGTACGCCGCCGCCCGGTTGAAGTGGGCGAACAGCGCGTCGTTCAATTGCCCCAGGTCCGCCGCGTCGGGGTCGATGCCGGCGCCGATGATCGCGTTGCGGATCTCCTGCGTGATCATGTGCCAGGCGTACGGTCCGGGCACGGTGGGCGACGGGCCCCCTTTGGGGTAGCCCGACTGGGCGCCGGGCGGGAGGGTCGGCGGCGTACCGACGGCGTTACTTTCCCAGACTGCGTCCATGGCTCAAACCTCGACGTAGCAACCGGCAACGTAGAGCGTCGACGTGTTGCCGAAGTTGGTTTCCGTGGGCTGCCCGGCGCTACTACCTGCGCCGTCGTAGGTGCGAAGCTCGACCACGTTGGTTGCGTTCTTGATGAGTGCAGAAGGCGGGTGGGTCATGCCGCTCATCAGGTCCACCGAGAGATGCAACGGCACGATGTACGCCGACTGAGGCAAGCCGGTGAGCGCCACGGTGGCCACGCCAGTCGACGACCCTTTGGCGCTGAGCTTGATGCCGAAGCGGAACTGCACGAGCTTGCCTTGGCGAAACCAGTAGCCCTCCCTCACCGTGTAGGTCATGCCGACAGCCGCGCCACCGAACAGCAGCGATGGTGTGAACGAGGTCGGCTGCCCGGCCAGCGCAAGGATCGCGTCCCGCAGCTGCGTCAGCGTCGAGGCGTCGGGCGTGAGGCCCGCCGCGACGATGACTGCCCGCGCCTCTTCGCTCATCTGATGGAACCAGTAGGCGCCGGGGTTACTCGGCGGCGTCACTCCCGGGTTGCCCTCGGTGAAGTAGCCGGTCGAAGGCGAACCCGGCGCGGACGGGGGCGAGCCCGCTGCGCCCGACAGCATGGTGCGAAGATCCATCGTTGACCTCTATGTGTAGGACATGACGCACACCGTCTGCGCGGGCTTGGCCGCGGCCATGAGTGCATCAAGAAAGGGGTTGCCGAACCCTGGCGTAGCGAGCACCACGTCGGCCGTGGGGGAATAGGCGACGGCGTCGGCAGCCGACGCGTTGACTTGAAAAGCATGCGCCCACGCGTCGCCATAGATCGCGCCGATGGGCTGCGCGACCGACCATGGCTTGAATTGCGTGATCGTCACGGTGAAACCGAACGACGCCGCCAAGGCGATCAAATACGACACGCTTTGGCCGCCAGTGTTGGCCAAGGCCGCAACGACCGCTGCCTGCCGCGCCGAGGTGGTCGCCGGGGGCGCCCCATAGGGCAGCGGCAGGCCCAACGTGCTCTCCCACTCCGGCAACAGCCCGACGGCCGTGGCGGGAAAGCTGTCGGCCAGCATGCCGTTCGTGGCGTCGTTGGCGTCGGCCAGCGACTCCGCCAGTCCGGTGAGCACTTTCGTCTGGACGGCCGACGACTCGCGCGGCCATGCCGCGCCGCGCGGCAACAGCGCCTGCAGCCGCGTGACGTAGTCCGCGGCGGTGTAGGTCGGGGCGGGCATCAGGGGAACGAGACGACGCCGACGACGGGCAGTGCGCCCGCGGACGAAGTGATGTTGCCTGCGGGCGAAGTGATCAGGAAGCCAGCAGTGTTGGGCACGGCAGCGACGGCGGCCTGCACGTAGCTCAGGAGCACGGTGGTGCTGCTCGCGCCGACCGAACCTTGGTCCAGCAGCACCTGCTTGATCGCCGCGGTGACGGCGTTCTTGGTGGCGGTGCTGGCCGACGCGAGCCCAGTGATGGTGAAGTTGACGGTGTTCTGGGACGGCGCTCGCGCCCGCACCAGGGCGGTCGCAGGCTGTCGTGAGAACAGGTAGTTGGCCAACGTCAACTGATCGCCGGTCGCCGCGCTGGCTCGAGACTCGCCAGTGGCGACGCCGTCGGTACCCTGCGGGAAACCGCCGAAAGCCGCCTCGGCGACGTCCAGCATGAAGTACACCGACACGGTGCCCGCGCCGTCCCCGTGTGGGATACACCAGGCACGCGTGACTCCCGGCACCTCGCGGGCCCACCGCACGTAATCGACAACGGCACCGCCGTAAGCCGGCGATTGGAAGGCCAGCAGCATGCGAGAGCGCAGCGCGTCATCCGTCTCGATGTCTGCGCCGCCGGTGAACGCCGAGGCCACCGTGACGGCGGCATTCACCCCCGCGACGGCCGAGTAGAGCGTCAGCGCAGAACCCAGTGCGGCGTTACCCGACGCCCCTGCGTCCGCGCTGGCGGCCACGGTTACCGAACCGCCCGAGATCGTGCCGGGCGCGGTCGTGGCGTACTTCCAGCCGTCCGCCCGGATCAGGGACGTGCCGCTCGGAACCACGGTGCCGTTCGCGCCAGTAAACGTGACGGTGCCGGTGGCGCTCGACGCCCCCAACCGCGACACATCCTTGAGCGCCGCCCAGGCTTCGAGGAATTCTTCGTCAGCCGTGAACGGCACGGCTTGGCGCGTCGCCCAGTCGATGTACCCGTAGAGCAGGTACACGATGGCGGCCTGGACTTCGCCGAGGATGTTGAGATTGGAGAAACGCAGCAGCGGGTCGCTGCCCGGCAGCGCCGCGGCGATCTGCTGGGCGACTTGGTCGCGCAGTTGCGTCAGTGTGGGGCGCGAGTAGGGCATGTCAGGCGATTCCGTTCCAAACCCACGAGAAGCGGTTCTCTTGGGCCGTTCCGTCGTTCTTCACCGCAACGACCTTGGCGCTGAGCCGGTTGCCCCCGACCCACTCGACCGACGTGTCGAAGCGTGCGACCACGCCGTCGTCGATCAACCATTGGAGAGCTTCGGCGATGTAGTCCTGGGCTTGCTGCAGGGTGTCCTGAGTACGCTTGGCGCGCATCAACAACCACAAGCGGGAACCGATGCGCACCGCCCCATCGGCCCACCACCCGCGTCGGTCATTCGACGCATCGGGTAGAAGGTCGTCAGAAACCTCGCGACGGTCGGTGAACAGGCTGATGATGATCGCAGTCGCAAGGTCGTCGCCTTGCGCCAACTGCGTGCCGTCGATCGCCCAATCAGCAGTCGTGCCGGACCACACGGTCTTGATGTCGCTCACGCCACCGTCCCCGTATTCCCCGCCAGCGTTCCGCCCGGGTGATAGTGCAAGTTGTCGATCCGCTTGCCGTTGGCGAAAACCGTACCGGTGAAGGTGGTGTCGCCCGTCACCTTGAGGCCGAGGGGCGCGGTTATCTCGATGCCAGTGCGTGAGAGCTTGACCACTTGGCCTTGGTCATCGGCCAGCGCCACTTCGCCGGGTTGCAGATGCAGCCGGTACTGCTGGTGCCCCGTGGCGATCACGACGGCGTCGCTCGGGTTACCTGCCAGAAACAAAAGCACTGCGTCGGCGCCTGCGGGTGGGTTGCTGTGCAGCCCGTATTCGCCAAGCCGCGGCACGGCGTTCTGCGTCCAGCTGCTGGTGACCTTCACCTGCAGCAGTTGCGCGGCCTTCGTGTCATCGACCAGTTGGACGCGGCCTCGCATCACCAGCATGCGCAACCGGTGTAGCAGTTCGGCCAGCACGGCTACAGACCCCCGACGACTCGACCGCGCTCGCGGATGGTGGCCACGCCCTGCCCCACCAGCACGAGGTTCGCCAGTTCGGCCGGGATAGCGTACTGCGGCAGCGTCGGTCGGACGGCGAAGGCCGCAGGCGGCACCAGCGTGAGCTCGCAGTGCGTGCCGTCACCATCCTTGAGGTAGGTGACCTCGCTGATCATCCACGTGACGTCTTCGACCTTCAGGGTCGGGATCTTGACCCGGGCGAGCGTGAACGGCCGATACAGCCTGCCCGTACCGTCGCGCCACGAGTCGGTGGTGATGCGCAGGTGGTGCGACGTGCCCCACCGGCGCGACGCTTCCCAGGCGCCTCGGTCGAACGCGACTTGCAGAGACTGCTCTTTGCCCCACTCGGCGATGAGGGCAGCAGGCCGATAGCGCGTCACGCCCTGGTCGGCCTTGACGGTCATCTTGTTCTCGGCTTCGCCGTACTCGAGCAACGGATTGAACGAGAACACGTAGGTCGTGTACTCGCTGAAACGCTGGTCGTCGGACACCGCAAAGCCCGCCGACAGGACGTTGACACCTTCCTCGAACCCGGTGCCGGCCACCTCAAAGTTGAGCGGTGCGTCTTCGGCTGCCGAGGGCCCTTCGGCCAGTAGCAGGGACCCGTCGGCCTTCTCGAACGCCAGCAGACCCGACAGACGGCACATACGCTCAATCAGCTGCCACGGCGTCTCGCCAATCATCAGCACCATGTACGGGATGACGCGACTGCTACGGTCCGCGCCAGGCAGACCGACCGAAGGGCCGGACGCGCCGCTCACGCTGATCCCGAAGGGCTTGGCCAGTTCCTGCGCCACCTGCAGCACCGACGTCGACATGATCTGTTGGCCGGGCCAGTACGCCGCGCAGTCGACGAGATCCTGGCACTTGCCGCGCCCCGAGATGCTTACCTCGTGCGAGCTCGCCGAGAGGCTACCGTTCCAACGGTTGACGTACCCCGTGACCAACAGGAAGTCGCCCAGGGTTACCTCGCACGTGTCGCCGGGCCGAACCGTCAAGTTCTTGGGGTCCCCGGTCGCTTCTGAGGTCGTAGCCTCGAACACGCGGGGGCATGACTCGATGCCCGCCGTGATCTTGACCGACTTCCACCCCGCCAATGGGACACCGTTGACCTTGATGACGACGTCATCCCCTTTGTCGCGGACGCCCGTCGTGACGATGGTCTGCACGTCGCTCATGTGGACAGCGCCTGAAAGGTCGTGGGCATGAACGCCGGGTGGCGGGGTGCGGCGCGGCTGACCAGTTCAGGCTCGCGCAGGACGTCGTCATACAGCCGCGAGGCCAGAACCAGGGACGGCGCGCTGGCCCCCGTGGTCACCGTAGTGAGGTCGGGCAGGGCGGCGCCACGCTCGTTGATGTCGGCGACGATGGCGGCTTTAAGCGCGCGGATCTCCAAGAACACCTCATCGTTGCCCGCGTCGCCCGCGTCGGTGATCAGCGCATCCAACGCGTCCACTGCGATCGAACGCACGAGGGCGGCGTCGGCCGAACTGACTGGCGCGTAGGCTGCAACCGCCAGCACCAGCTGAACAGCGGCGGCGCGCCGCAACATGCGCACGGACTCGATCTGCACGGTCAGCGCCGCCCCCGCCGTACTGCCCACCGCGGAGAACGCCACCATCGCCGCCAAGGCACGCACCGCGTCCCCGGGCGTCGGAGCACCGTTGCGGACGGCCAGCGCGAGAGCCTGGGCGGCCGTCACGAAGTCATCGGTGGTAGTCGGCCCCAGGTTCTGCCCCGCGGTGTCCAACGCGGCCGCCGCCGCCGCTACTGCGGCGCGAGACTCGGCCGCCTGAATCTTGAGCGTTTCGACCGTCACGAACGCGCCAATCACGAGGGCCTCTCCCGTGCGTACGCTGCCTGCGCGGGACAGGAGACGGCCGAATTGCCCAGGGAGCGTCGTGGCCAGGTTGACGAGGCTGGTGGCGTCTCGTTGCGCTTGCGTCGCAAGCGCCGCCCACGCACGGGCTTGCTTCAATCCCTCCGAAGCGCCGGCGATCCCCATGCGCAGCGTCGTCACCACGTTGAGCCCGAACGCGGCCAGTGCCTTCAGATTGGTTCGCGCGGCCGATTCTTGAACGTCTGCGGTCGAACGCTGCGCGGCCTTGGGGAACTGCCGCTTGCCCTGCTCGATGAAACGAAAAGTGAACTCGAAATAGCGACCGCGATCCCACACCTCTCGGCAAACGTAGTCCATCAGCGCGACGTTGCGCTTGCCGAGGGTTGGATGGACGAGTTCGCCGTCACCCGAACGCTCGAGGGCGGAGATGAGCGTGTTGCGCTGAGCAATCACGTCGTCCCCGACAACGAAGCCTTTCAACTCGAATCGCCGCGCCGCTTTGCCCAGATCCTCGACCCACGGCTCGTCGCGGAAGGGGTACTCGTGCAACGCGTTGCGGCGACCGAACTGCGACGCGCCTTCGAGCACGACGAAAGGCACTTTGCGGAAGCTGGCGGGCTTCAGCTGCGAGAAGTACGTGCCCCCCACCAGGCGGCCGAGCGTGTCGCCCAGGCCCTTGACGGTATTGTCGATCCCTTGGACCGAGTTGAACACACCCCTCAAGCTCATCACGGGGTCCCCGGGCCCGAGCGCTCGACCTTGAGGGGCGGGCCGCTGGACGTCGCGCTCACCTTCGCCCCAGGCGGCACCTCGACCTTGATGTGCACTTGGCTCGCGGGCGCTGAAGCCGCGTCAACGGCCGAAGCGCCACTGCGCGGCTTGAATCGGCCGCGCAGTTCATCTGCGGCAGCTTGCGCCTCTTCGTCGGTCATGCGGGGGGCGCGAGCGTTGGCCTCGGCAAATTCGGAGATTCGGCGCCCCAGGTTACCCAACGGGTTCAACTCGTTCCCGCCGATGTAATTGCCGCCAGCCCTCGCAGTCTGGTTCGTGATGACGTAGCCGCGCTCGGTGTCGATCGCAGAGCGGATCTTGGCCGCATCCATCACGACACCAGTACCTCGCGCCATGCCGGCGTACTGCCCGGCGCCGCGCCGCCCCAGCGTGTAGATCGACTCTTCGGGCATGCCCATCGTCGCGGCAAACACGCGCAGAGCCTGCGGATCGCGGATCTGCTGCATGACCCCCGCGATGTTGTTCATCGTGCCCAGCACGTCGACGGCACCGTTGGCGTCCTTGCGGATGCCGATGCCGAAGTGGCGCATGAGCATGGCCGCCTGCGGGTTGCGGCCCCACATGGCGTCTTGCAGCGTCTTGCCGAGCCCGCCGATCGTGGCCGTCATGCCTTCGGCGGTACCGCCGGCCAGGCGCGCGCTCTCGCGCCACACCTGCAGCCCTTCGGCACTCACGCCGAGGATCTTGCTGGTCCGGTCGATCTCTTGCCCGGCCTCACTCCAGTTTTTCGTGAGCGCACCTACGGCCACCGCTGCGGCAAGCGCGCCGCCGGCGAGACTGCCAGCCCCTGCGACAGAGAACAGGCCGCCTACGACCCCGCGGCCGACGCCCAGCGAATCGGCCACGCGCTGCGCGCCATCAGCCGTGCTGTTGATCGCGCTGCGCAATTGCTTGAACTGATCCGCCTGTTTCGTCGTAGTGGCGCGCAGTTGCTTGTCGGACTCGTTGGCCTTGTCCTTCAGCGTCTGGAACGTGACGCTGAACTTATCCGTCGCCGTAAGATTTATCGCAAAGTCATTCGACATTACGAAGTCTCCCGCCGTGACGTTTTTGCAGCGCGCGCCGCCGCGTGCCGAGCCTTGGCCGCCGCACTGAGCTTTGCGCGATGCTCATCGGACAAAGGGACGCCGAAATTACGGTTGCGGGTACCTTCGCGAAGGAATTTCCCCTTGCGACTGGTGTTTCCCATGGACGCACGACGCATGCGCTCAAGGGTTTCCGGGCTCGCCTTCTTCCCTTTGCGGTTTGTATTACCCACCGCTAAGGCACGCAACCGCGCGGCCTCTCCGGGGCTGGCCTTGCCGCGCGGCTTCCCCTTTCGCTGCGCGGACAACTTGGCGCGCGTCTCATCAGACGCACGTTTCCCGAGGTTGTGCTTGTTTCCCCTGCGCGCCTCACTCAACTTACGACGCGTCTCTTCGCTCAAAGTCTTACCCAGGTGCGCGACTCGCATGCGCTCGCGCGTTTCAGAGGTCGGGTTCAATAGACCTTCGCCGCCGGCAGTCGCGTTAGTGAGGCGCGGAAACCACGAGATCAGAAATCGCTCCCACGCTGGCCAGTCGGCTTGAGTAGCCGTGTGCAAAACGACGGGAGTCACCGTGCCACCAGACTCAAGAACTTTCCGAACCCACCGGGCTTTGTAGGTCGGCTCACCCTTGAGGGCATCCGAAAGATGCTTTTTCAAACGGCGGTCCAACCCGATCGAAGTAACCCCGACGTACCGCACTTCTCGATTCGGGTCGTTAGAGGCAAACAGCCCATAGACGAGGACGGGCCGGTCACTCACGCGACGTCACCCTGGAAACGGCGGGCCTCGTCGACCCATTGCGTCACCTCGTCCCAAGTCATGTCGTCGGTGTCCCGGGGGCCCCAACCGCAAACCAACGTCAAGCGGGCAACGACGCGTCGCCAGTCGGCGGGGGCGAGCCCGCAGGCCCATCCTTCTTCGCCGGCTTGCACGACTCGAAAAAATCAGCACACGCCTGGATGTCCTCTTGGCTGAACTGATCGACCACGGACGGCAGGATCTTGGCGTTCAGCGAGATGAGCTTGGCCAGGAAGTTGTGAAACCCGACTTCGATCTCGGCCTGGCGCAGTTCACCCATCTTGGGGTTCGTCAGGTCGACGTACTCATAGCGCAGCGAGCCGACCTCGATCGGATCGGACAACGTGATGCGGATGCGCTTGGCCATGGTCAGATTTCCTCGACGCTGCCGGTGTAACCCTCGAAGCGCACGCCGATCGAGCCATCGCCGGCATCGACCTCGATGGCCCCCACCTGCCACATGTTGCGACCCGTCACCTGCTTCTTGTTGATGAGGTCGAGGTGGACGGTCACGTTCTCCATGCCCGCCAGGTCGTCGACCGACAGGCCGTTGACGTTGCGCAGCGTGGCCGAGATGAACGGCACGTGCGGCTTCGCGCTGAAACCGTGCACTTGGTCCATGCCGACGAGCGACTCGCGCTCATACGTGCCGGTGCTGTACTTGCAGTCGGCGCTGAGCAGGTACTTCTTGCCGTCGACCGAGATCGACGCGATACCCGCGATGGCGTTCGTTTGGGCGGCCATGGTTCAGACTCCGGTCAGCTGAGGCGGAACTGCGCGAGCAGGGCGAAGACGCGCAGTTGGTTGATGAGCGTGCCCGGCCACAGGACGTCCACGCGGTTCGGGTTGGTCTTGCTCTTTTCGACCACCAGCGCGGCCTTGAAGGCATCGCCGTTCTGCACCAGGCCCAGGTCTTCGAGCTCGCGGTACTTGGCGATCAGTTCGCCACGGATGACGCTCGGCGTCACCACGCTCGGGTCGGTGGTGCGAATGCCGTCGGCGGCCAGCTTCACGCGGGCGAACTTGCTGGTGATCGCGGCTTTCAGCGAGCGCAGCACGAAGGCCAGCGTGAACAGCGTTTCGATCTGCAGGTAGCTGTCGTCGGGCGCGCCGAACGCGTTCTTCTGGTACGTCGTGATGACGTTCTCCAGCCGGACCGTGCCGTCGTCATCGACCGTGAAGGTACTCATGCCGGCGTACAGCAGCGAGTTCCGCTCGGTCAGCGTGTACTGGTTGATCCGCTTCAGCCCGATCAGACCTTGCACCTGCACGGTCTGCAGGGGCAAGGCCGGGTCATTGCGGAGACTCGCCGCAGCCGCCCCGGCCACTGCCGCGGCCCAGTGGTAGACGGGGGACGGGCCGCCGGCGAAAGCCATCACCGTCTCGTGCTGGTTGTTGCGCGCTTGCCCGAAGGTGGTGTTGTCGCCGAGCGTGCCGCTGTTGGCGCAAAAGACGTGTCCGTACAGTTGCTGCAGGTAGCTCCACCGCCCGTTGACGTCGCTCAGGAGCGTCTTCAGTTCGTCGAGGTTCGTCGCGTCGGGGTACTGCAAGACGATGAAGTCGAATGCGTCATTGCCCAGGCTGGGGATCGCGTCGGTCGCCAGCGGCCGCACGCCCGTACCTCCGCTGAAAACCGACAGGGTGTAGGCCAGGCCCGCCGGCAACACCTCGCCGCTGGGGGCCCCGCGGTAGTTGACCCAGACCTCGTGCCCGTTGCCCACCTTCCCGGTGTTGTCGGAGGTCAGCGTGACCACCGCCCCGACGTTGCTCGCCGTCACCGGGCACAGCGGATCAGCGTTGACCAGCGCGACCAGCGCGGCCGCAAGTTGCGTCGTGGTCTGCGTGGTCAGCACCGGCAGCACGTAGCGAGTACCCGCGAGGTACAGCACGAAAGAGCCGTTCGTCGTGGCCGCCGAGGTGAACGTCAGCGTTGCCGTGGCGGCCACACCTCCCGAGGGGTCGTCGACGGGCAACAGGTACACGTCGCCCGCAGGGTCGTTCGCGAAGTAGGCGGACGCCATTTGGGCCAGTACCGAGTTGGGCCCGGCGTAGGTGCGAGCCTCCGAGGCGCCGCCGACCTTGATCGGCACGTTGGCCGGCGCGGAGCCCGCGGCCGTCTTCTGGCCGATCAGCAGCGTGCGCTGCAGGAACTGCGCGGTGTTCGCCTGGCTGTTGTCGACCTCGGCGTAGAACAGCGGCACCCGCAGGTTGGAAGGGGTGTTCTTGAAAGAGACGGTCATGGTGTCCTCTCGGTTATTCGGCGGGCGCCTCGCCCTGGGTCACGTCTCCGTCCTTGATGCGGCGGTACCAGTAGTCGGACGGGTCCACCTCACGCCCTTCCGGGGGCAGGTAGTACGCCGGCGTTCCGAACTGCACAGGGTCAGGAATCTTCTTCCCAGGCTCGGGGATGACGAACATGGCGTTCTCGCTAGGTTGGGAGGTCGATCTGCAAGACCGCCTCGGCGCGGCCGTCCGGCCCGGACTTGCGTGGCGCTGGAACGACCGCGTCGGGGTACGCCGGATTGGCGTACTCTTGGCCGGTCGCCGCGGCAACGCCCGCCAACGGGGCATTCGCCGGCGAAACGACACTGGCGGGGCGTTCCGCAAGCAAGGTGCCGGGGTCGAACGGGCCGATCGTGTCCAACGTCAGCAGCATCTGCTTCAGTTGATCGGCCAGGCTTGGGTCGATCTCGATCGCGTCGAAGACCTCGAACGTCTCACACGCGAACATCATGTGGGCCTCGCCGAAGTGGCGCTCGGCCGTTGCGGTGATCTGCACGCGCGTGTCGACCATCGACACCTGCTGCAGTTGCTCGATGAACTGCGGGGCGCCCAGGACCGCGCGTTCGAGACGATCGCAAAGGTCGTCGATCGCGTCCTGAGCTTCACGCTCGGTACGGCCGGCCACTCGCGCCAGAAGTTCCATCGAAACGGTCGTGTCGAACTCCGGCATCAGCCGGCCTTTCGACACCTTGCGCTCGGCCGGCGCGCGCAACTTGACGCTGGGCAGGGATGACGGCGTCGATTCCCAGTCGCCCGGCGATTCGACGGTCACACCAGCGAGCACGGTGATGGCGACCTGCACGCGCAGGCGCAAGTCGCGGCGCGTAAGCACCTCAGTGCCCGATCTGCAGGTTGCAGTCCAGCCGCGCGCCGCCGTGGCTGTCAGTGCGGCCGGCTCGAACGATGTAGATCGTGCCGTCCGCCCTGGTGATCATGTCGCCTTGCGCTTCCGCAGGGTCGAAGCCCTCGGGGAACTCCGCAAGACGAACGCCGAAGACCGGGCGCCGGCTCATGGCGCCCGGACCAGCGGCCTCGCCTACCTCGACGTAGGCGTTGTCGAAGATGACCGTGATGGGGAAAGCGGTGCCGTTGAAAACGGGCGAGCCGGGCGACGGTGTGTACGTCGCCGACTCACCGAAAACGCCCATCAAGGGCGCCAGCACCACTTCACCCCAGTCGATCACGTTCAGGCGCCGGCGCGGCCGCGCAGCAGCACTTCCGGGCGGGTGCACATGAACAGCGGGTAGGCGTACGCCTCGACCTTCCACCACATGCGGCGCTGGGTGTCCGGGACCGGCAGCAGGTACACCGGCTTGCCGGGGGTGTTGACCCACTCCCAGGTTTCGCCGGGGGCGTTGACCTCGCGGAAGATGCCGGGGGCGCCCACCGGGAAGAACTTCACCTCGTTGTCGGGGATCTTCAGCGAGGTGTTGTCGTCCGAGCCGCGGTAGTTGACCCAGTCGATGCCGGAGAAGTTGAAGGCACCGAACGCCGCGCCCTGGCCGCCGTCGCGCACGTCACGCGCGTCCTGGAAGTTCAGGAACGTGCGGATCACGTCCTTGTGGTTCACGAACTGGTCGTAGAACGCGTCGCCGCACAGGCCCACCACGCGCGTGTTCTGCGTGAACGCGCCTTGCGCCTTGCGGGCCATGGTGCGGGTGATGCCGTTGCAGATCGTGCGGATCGTGTTCTCGGCCTGCGCATCGAGGTTGAAGGCCACTTCGCTCGACTGCGTGATCTCGAACTCGTCGAACCAGTCGTAGAGGGTCGAGCCGTCCTTGGGGTCGACCATCTTGCCCTGCAGCGCGGCCAGGCGCATGTACTCCTTCGTGTACTCCACGTTGGCCAGCAGACCGGTCGGGCCGTTCACGCGGCGCGCGACCTCGTTCTGCAGTTGCATCAGCACCGTGACGGTCTGCTGCCCTTCCTGGAACTCGCGGATGTTCTGCACTTCCGACGCGTAGACCGTGTCGTCGTGCATCAGCCGCGGCACCTCGAAGTAGCGCATCTTGCGCTTCTCGGTCGTGCGCTGCGTGCCCTCGGCGCCGCGCGCCGACAGCGGGATCAGCTTCAGAACGCCGGTGCGTTCTTCGACCGACACCGCCGTGGTGCGAATGGGGTCGGGCTCGAAGATGTTCATCGCGCCCAGGCCGACGGGCTGGAACGGGTTGCGCTGAACGCCCATGGTCAGCGTCATCGCGCTGAAGGCGTCCTGCTGGAAGATGTTGAGAACTTCGACGCTCATGATCTTGATTCCTTGTCAGGTTGTTGCTGCGGCGCTCAGACGGCCTTGATGCCGAGCAGGCGCAGCTGCGCGATGCCGGCGGCGATCGTTGCGGCGTTGGCGCCGGTGGGCCACACGAGCTCGGAGGCGTTCACCTCGGCCTGCGCGTCCAGCAGCGTGCAGAGCTTGTCGGCGGTGGACGCATCGGTCGCGTACACGAGGATGCCGGCCGCGTTCTGCGAACCGTCGCCGGCGGAAGGGTTCCACTGCACCGCCTTGCCGCTGCCCGCGGACACGGTGATGGCGAACTGGTCGCCCGCGGCGAAGTCGGTGGCGCCGTCGGCCAGCGTGAACGACAGGCCGCCGCCGCTGAACGCCGCGCCGACATCGCCGTTGCCCACCGGCACACCGTCCGGGCCTTCGAGCAGGAACGCGCCGGCGTTGGTGGCCCCGGCCGTGATGGTCAGGACGTAGACGCCCGGCTTGGCCGCGTAGCCGGTCGTGGTGACCGCGCTCATCGTGCTGTTGCCCGTATTGCCGCCGTTGGCGGCACCCGACGCGGTCGGCTTGCCCACCGCGCCGACGACCGTGATGGTGAAGCCGTCGCCGGCCACCATCGGCGTGCCGCCGGTGGTCATGGTGAAGCCGATGCCCAGCGCGGAGAAAGCGACGCCGTTGGTACCGGTGGCGCTGTCGCCGTCGGGAGCGGTCACGGTGAACGCCGTCGGCGCGGTGTAGACCAGCGAGTAGGTGCCGACCTGGGTGGCCAGCGTGTTGACCGTGATGGCGCCCATGGCGCCATTGCCAGTGTTGCCGGCCAGGGCCGCGGCGCTCGCCGTCAGGCCCGACAGCACGAGGCCCATGACCATGCCGGCCAGGCCCTTCGTGCCGGTCAGCGTCTTCTGGCTGAACGACTGGTGGCCGTTGGCCACGGAGACGATGAAACCGCCGTCGTGGAACGCTTCCACCAGCGGAGTGACTTTGGGCAGACCCATTTCAGTACCTCACAGAGTTGCAGAAAAGAAAAAGCCGCCCGAAGGCGGCTGGCTGGTGGAACTGGTTCAGCGTCGACCCGAGGCGCGCCGCATGGCGACGTCCCAGCTGTCATCGATCTGCTTGGCGGTGGCTCGCGCCGTGTCGGCGGGACCCGCGCTGAAGCCGGGGCCGATGCTGGCGTTGCGCGCCGCGCGGGACGCCGCGACCGGCGCGGGTGCCTTCGTCAGCGCACGCGTCACCGCCTCGGCGTCCATGTCGCTGTTGAACGCCAGTTCGGCCGCGAGCGCGATGTTCTGGGCGGCGGCCGGCGAGGCGAAGATGGCGGCGCAACGCTGACGCTGGGCTTCGTAGCCTTCGGCGTAGCCGGCCGTACGCGCGGCCTTGGCCTTCTCGTCCTCGTCGTTGTCGTCGGAGGCCGTGGCCGCGCCCGGCTTGCCCTTGCCTTCGTCCTCGTCGTTGTCGTCGGAGGCCGTGGCCGCGCCCGGCTTGCCCTTGCCTTCGTCCTCGTCGTTGTCGCCGTTGTCGTCGGCGGCCGCGGGCTTGGCGGCTGCAGGCTTGGCGCGACCCAGGCTGGCCAGGTGAGCGAACGAGAGCTTGCCCGCCACCGCCTTCGTCAGATTGGTGATCATTCGTGAATCCTCTATGGAGGTGGAGAACTAGCCCAACTCGGTGAGCAGGGCACGAAACGCCTCGTCCGGTGCCATGACGGCATGGGCGAAGCCAACATCGACGCTTTGCGCGCCCATGTACGTGAGGGCCTGGGTCGCCTTGACCTTGGCCACCGGGAGCCCGAGATTGCGCGCCGCCGTTTCCACGAACAGTTCGCCCATGGTGTCAACGTCGGCTTGCAGCCTTGCTCGAACGGCAGAGGGCAACGGCTCGTAGGGGTTGCCGTCCGCCTTATGCTTGCCGTACGTGATGATCTCGATCTTGATGCCGTCGGCGTCCAGCGCACGGCTGAAGTCGGCGTGCATGGTGATCACGCCCACGTGGCCGTTGCCGCCCGTCCGCGGCAGCACGATGCGGTCGGCGACCGAGCCAATCGCAAACCCCGCGCTGTAGCACTGGTCTTCGATGATTGACCAAATCGGCTTCTCGCCGCGATAGCCGTACATGAAGTCGACGAGGTCGAAGCAACCCGCCACTTCGCCGCCAGGCGAGTCGATCGCGAGGCACACCGCGCGAACGTCGGGGTCATTCATCGCCTGGCCGAACTCGGCGCGGATGGCGTCATAGCCGCGGATGCCGCACATGGCGTCCATCCACGAGCTCTTGTGAACCAGCGTGCCGGCGACGGGGATGACGGCCACGCCGCGAACCACCTCGTAGCTGCGCTCGGGCTCATCGACCTCGACCGTGACCCCGTCGCCGGCCTGCGCACCGTCGCCGAAGACGATGATGTTGGCCAGGGCCTGAGCGATGGCGAGGCCACGCACCGGGTGAATGGCCAGCGGCACGCCGAAGACGCGGGCCGCAGCAAAGGGGTACGACTTCATTCGGTGCGCCCGCCGCTCTTGTAGTTCGGGGAGTCGGGATCGTGGGAACCCGTCTCTTCGTCGGTCTTTGCCGCCTCTTCGTTCGACCACGAGGGAAGCGGGATGTTGCGTTCGCGGAAGCCTTCGATCTCGATCTGGCGTTGATCGAGTTGTTCTTCCCAGTCCGCGCCCTGCTCGGCCGCCTCGTCGCGCAGCGTCGAAACAGCGGTGTCCATGCGCAACTGCGCGCCCAGCGGTTCCTTCTGGCCGTCGATGTAGCCGCGGCCCGGGCCCAGCCAGTCAGCACGCGCGTACGCGGCCGCGGCCTCGACGTACTTCGGCGCATTGCGCGGCAGCACGTCCTTGAGCATGCCTCGATCGTGCACCTCCCAGAGCCACGTGGCGTACCACGGGGTTGCGGTGTTGGTGCAGAAGTCGCCGCGCCGGCGCATCAGGGTCTTCCACGTCTCCATCAACGCCGCACGGGCGCTGCTGTAGCTCGTTTTGGACCAATCCTGCGTCACCTGCTCGACCGAGATTCCCGTGGCTGCGGCGAACACGCAGAGCATCTCGTGGGCGAACTCGCCGAAGTTGCCGTGCGGGTGTTGCGAGGCGACCGACTCGATCGACTCACCTGGGGCCAGCGTGGGCATCCGTACGCCGCCGAACATGGCCGGCTTCTCTTTCGACCAGGCCGCGCGCAGTTTCTGGTACGCGGAAAGCTCGGCGTCCTCAATTCCGCCAATGGCTTCCTCGACCTGGGCGGGGTCGTAGGGCGACGTGACGTAAGTGCCGAACGTGGCCGCCAGCGTGGCCGCCTGCAGTTCGACGCCGTAGTACCTCGCCAGCATGCGCATGTGCGTCAGCACCGGCACGAAGATGCTCAGGCCGCGATGCTGCCCGGCACGGTCGATGTCGAAGTCAAGATAGACCCGGCGCCAGCCGTCAGGGTCCTCGAACTCGACACGCTCCCACTCGTTCGATTCGAGCGCGTTGTACCAGTCGTACGGCTCGGCCTTGCGGATGTGTGCAGCAACGCGCACGCCGTCGTCGTCGATCTCCACGCCGCCTCGCAGGTACTTCGTGTCCATCTGCATGAGCGGGTTGCAGAGGCGATCCGGGTCGACGATCTGGAAGCAGGTGGCGAAGGTCGCGGCGCCCGGGCCGACGCGATCGGGCCGCCAGTAGGCCAGCGAAAGCCCGTCGCCATCGATCAGCTTGTGGCGCAACGCCAGGCGCTGCTGCTGGCCCACCGTCAGCGAGCGTTCGAGGTCGTTCCAGCGGCCGGGATGCTCGGCGTAGCCGCGATACAGCGACTCGACGGCGCGCCGGTACTCGTTGGCCCACTTCGCGTCGAACGCCGTGATGCCGGTCTGCTGCGCCAGCGCGCGGTAGTCGGGCATGGCCGAGAGGCGCAGCTGCGTGCCGATCGTGCTGTCGAGGATGCGGGCGATGCCGCCCGAGGCCCAGCCACTGTTGCGGACGAGGTCGCGCGTGCGGCCGACGACACGGTCACGGAACCAGTTGATCTCGCTGTCCGGCGACCGGATGACCGGCCACCAGTTGCCCATCTCCTGCGAGGCCGGCAAGCTGGCGTCGTAGGGGAAGAACGCCGAGGAACCACCCGGCACCTGCAGCGCACCCCAGTTCCACCCCGGCGTACCGGGCGCGCCGTCGGCCCGAGCACGACTGCGCGGGGCGATCGACAGCGGTCGGCCGTCTTCGCCGACGATGGTGACGTCCTGAGCCATCAGAAGATGGGCGTGATCGGCGCGCGGCGGCCGGAAGGTACGCCGTTCACCGCGATGTCGATCTGCGTCTGCACGCTGATGATGGCTTGGGTCAGCGCGCCCACATCAGTCTGCCGGTAGGTGACCGACTTCGTACCGTCGCCTTGAACGTACGTGGCCGTGGCCACCTGCTTGCCGGCCTGCAGATCGAGGCACGCCGACTGCAACGCGCTCAGGCGCGAGCGAAGCTCAGCCAGCGAAACGCCGTCGAGCAGACGGGGGCGCGGGTACATCAGACCAGCCGATCCAGGATCTCGATCGGCTTCAGGGCCTGGACGCGATCGATGGTCTGCGCCCGAACCGTCTCGGCCACGAACACGCGTAGCGCGTTGACCGGAACGGTCACGCTCTCGCCGCCGCGACGGATCTTGACCTCGCCCTTGAAGTCGTCGCGATGGACGAATTCGGTGCCCTCGACCTTACGGGTCACGGTTGTCGTCATGCGGTGCCTCACTTTGCCGTCGCCAGGGCGCGGCCGAGTTGCCTGCCGAATTCCTTGCGGAACTGGCCGTTGATGGTCTTCGCGGCAAGTTCGGCCCAGTGCAGCCGGTTCTTGTCGTCGATGGGGTGCGCGTCCGTGAACTTGATCAGCAGCTTGAGCCGGGGCCCGGCGTTGCGCGCGAGCTTGCGGTCGGCGCGAACTGTGACCATCGTGACCTTGCCGGTCTTCGGGTTCACGCGGGCAATCTTGGTCTTGCCCATCGTCAACTGGTGGCCTTCATCGGTCGCACGTTGCCAAACGCCGCTCACGTCGCCGATCTTGGTCTTCACCTTGCCGATGAACACGTCCTCGCGCAGTGCCAACTGCGCCATGCGCCGCCGCGGCAGGTTGCCGAACTGGTCAAGGCGCGTTTTCTCGTCTGCCGGCTTCAGCAGCGCGTCGCTGTTGAGCTTGTTCGTGCCACCCTTCTCGTACGGGTCCAGATACGAGGCTGTCAGGTCCAGCATGACCAGCCGCGCGGTCAGCGAGTCGCTCCGGGCCTTCAAGATCCGCGTTGCGCCAGTCGTGAACGGCCGCGGACGGTCCAAAACGGCCTTCTCGTTGGCGATTTCAGCCTTCTGAACTCGCGCAATGAGCGCATTGAGCGCCATCGCGGTCGCGTAGGGCACCTGGCGACGCTTGACGTCGTCCAACTTGGCCGCAAACGCGTCCATGTTGGTCTTGTAGTCGATGACGATCACGCCATGCGCTCCACCAAACTCGGCCGTTTGGACTTCGCCGGTTGCGGCGGCGGCGGCGTTTCGGCCGTCTCGACCGGCGAAACCACCCTCGGCGGGGGCTCCGGCGGCGCTTCCGGCGCCCTAACAGTCAGCCGCTGCCCCAACTGGGCCAAGTTGAGGCCAAAGTGCTTCAAGCCACACAGCGCCGCGTAAGCGTAGACGCGGCAGTCAGCGCGCTCGTTAGCCCTGCTTCGCGGCGTTTCCCACACGCGGATCAGTTTTCGGCCCACTTCCCGGGTCACCAGCCGATCGGCGGTGAGTTGCTCGAACTCGCCCTGCCCCCAGTCCATGCCGTAGTGCATGAAACCCGGGTTTGGTTGCCCGGCAGCCCGCGGCTCCAGCAGCAGGCGGTTGCGGATCGTGTCTCGGGCGGCGTTACCGCCGATCACGATGGGGCGGAACGACGCCTTGGTCTTCTTCGCAGGCTTCTTCGTCGGCCAAACGGGGTTGCGCTGGCCGTTCTGCTCCGAAGCACCCTTCAGCGCCCACACGCGGCGGCCCAGCCGGGCCTTGCTGAAGCTGTAGACGTGCTCCGTGTGGTGGCCGCCGGAGTCCATGCCGGTCGCCAGGACAGGCAATTCGACCCCATCGATGCGCTTGAATGTACGCAGCAGCGCCTTATCGAGCGCCTCCTGCACGTGCGGGTCGTCTATGCCGCCTTCGATGACCTCGTAGCCCAACGACCACGACTCTTCGTTGACGCCCCAGCCCACGTATTCGAGCTCGACGCGGTAGTCCTGCGTGTCTTCACCGACCGTGACGGCCACGACCTCGCGTGGCGCCTGCGTTCCCCAGTTCTCACGCCGCGCCAGCAGCGACTCGATGACCGGCACCTTGCTGGCGTTCGGGCGGTGCGGCAGGCCCATCTGGGTGTTCCACCAGGCCATTTCGAGGTCGTGGTCGCCCTTCGCGGCAATCCACTTCTCGGCGATGTCAGCCGGGCGGTCCTTCGACCAGGGCGAGTACAGCTTGCCGGCCTGGAAGCCCGCATGCTTGTTGTCCACCGCCCAAGTGCCGCAATGCGCACACTTCGCGCGGTAGACCGCGTACATCCCCTCTTGGGTGTCTTCCCACCAGTCCCAGACCTTGCCGACGTCGCCGTCCGCGGCGTAGGCGTCAAGCGGGATCTGCAGGCGACCACAGCACTCGAAGGGCCGGGTCTGGTGCCACCGCACGGTCTGCAGGGCCCGCAGGCGTTCGCCTTCCGACCAGGCCGCGCCACACGACTCGCAGTGGATGCGCGCCGTCTTAGTGTCATGCGTGCCGTTCTCGCGCTTGCTCCACTGGACGTGCTTGAAGAAGTCCAGAAACTGCCGGTGCTCGCAGTGCGGGCAGACCACGCTGGCCCGCCGGCGGTCGGAAGCCTCGTAGCTCTTGGCGATCCGGCTCTCGTCCTCCACGGTGGGGGAGCAGGCGCGGATCGAAAGCCAGTTCGCGCCGAAGGTCGCAGTGCGTTCCTCGGCCAGCGCGATCGGATCGCCTTCGCGCGACACCGCGTACTTGTCGACCTCGTCGCACAGCAGGATGCGGATCGGCCGGCGCGCCAGGTTGTCCGGGCTGCCGGCGCTGGCCATGGCCAGAAAGCCGCCGGGGAACGCCTTGTACTTCAGCGTCTCGTCGCTGTTGCGCGTCGTGCCGGTCGACACGCGCTCGCGCAGCACGGGCGTCACCCGGATGAACGGGGCGATGCGTTCCTTGCTGAACTGCTCGACCGCGTCGTCCTTGGGCTGCAGCAACAGCATCGGGCACGGGTCAAGGTGCGCGAAGCGGCCGAAGGTGTTCTCCAAGAACGCCGTCTTCAGCAGCTGCGTGCACGTCATCGCGGTGATGGTGTGCACGCCGGGCTCGGTGACCGCCAGCATTAGGCCGCGGGCCACCTCGACCTTCGAGGTCTTCCACTTGCCTTGCGTACTGCCCGCCTCGGGCGCCAGGAAGCGGTACCGGTCGGCCCAGTCGGGCACGCTCAACCGCGGCGGGGGAGTCATCCCACGCCGGTACTCGCGTCGCAGCAGATCAGCGGCGGCCGAATTCTCCATCCGGCTCGCCTAGCTCGCTCAGGTGCTGGTGCACGTACTTCGTCAGCACCGGCACGACCTTGTCGACCTCGATGCCGAGGTCCGCCGCGATCAGCGGGCCGACATCGGTGGGCCAGGACATCCACGCGTTGCGGGTGGCCTGGGCGCACTCGAAGAGGACGCCGCGCGCCACGTCCAGCAGCACTTTGCTGCCCTCTTCCTCGTCGAACTTCTGCTTGGCCTGGAGAGCCAGGAAGTTCTCTTTGATCCGCCGGGCTTCTTCGGTCGTCGCGCTGCCGGACTCCAGCAGAGCGATGTCGGCCGGGCTGGGCGGCTCGGGCTCAGGTGGCGTCGCCGCCAACGCCGCGAGGGCCTGCCCGGTCACCGACGGCTGAAACAGGCCCGCCAGGACCGGGTGGACCTCGGGTGCCAGCGGCGTAGTGCGTTTCGACGTAGTGCGCGAGCCACGAAAAGACCGCGGATCGTTCGGATCGCGGTACTGGGCCAGCTTGGCGTCAGATTGCTCGGCGTCGATGAGCTTGCCGTCCGGGGCCATCACGAGCCAGCCTTTCTTGACCCAAGCCCACACGGTGGGCTGGGCAACGCCGTGGCGCTCTGCGTACTGGCGCTGGTTGAGGTGCGTCACGGGGACGGCTCCGCTGGCCAGAGGGGGCGCCGGGGGCCGGCTGCCGGCAGATCCGGCGCTATTTCCGCCCGAGGACCGGAGTCAGTCGGAGGTGGCGCGAATGTATCAGGGTTTTCACCCATTGCGCAAGCGGGCGGCGGTTGCGCCCGCCGCCTGGTCGACGGCGGTCTGCAGATCGCCCACCAGCTGGAAGCCGAACCAACGCTGTTCCTCGTCCTTGCCGAGCGAGTTGCGGCGGCTGCCGGTACCGCCGCAGGAGCGGCACTGCAGCGCCTTGTCGCGCAAATAGCCGCCGTCGACCCATCCCGTGCCGTCGCAGGTGTGACAGGTCTGGTCGAGCCACGCGTCAAGGGCCCGGCCCGCCAGCCACACCGCCGTGTCGCTCTTGAACGGCCGGTGCCGGCGACTGTTCTTCACCAGGGCGTAGACGCCAACCCGTTCCTTGGCTTCCCGCAGGCTCTGCACCCGGTTCAGGATGAGCGACCTGGCGGTCAGGATCTCGACCACGGAGCGCCGGCGCATCACCGCGGCGCCCTCCACGTCGCCCGCCTTGTCGGCCGCCCGAACTCGAGCCCCCCACCGGTTGACGATCTCGCCCGCGCGCTCGAGATCCACGCGTGCCGCGTCGTACTCGGCGTGCAGGCGCAGCAGCAGCAGGCCCAGCGCGTGGTGCTCGCGCTTCTCAGCTTCGGGGTGGCCGAGCTTCGACGCTGCGGCAAGCAGCACATCGCCCCCGCCTCCGCCCACCGCGGCGACTGAGTAGCGTTCCCCGACTGTGGGGCGGTCTTCGGGCGTCGACATGGGCTTGTGCGTTGTAAAGAAGTGACGCGACTCTAGCCGGAATGTGGCGGTTGGGCAACGAGATAGCGTTTTTCTATGGCCGACAGTTATGCAATAGCCAAATTAAATACTCGTAGCTGGACGGAACTCGGGGTGCGCAATCGCCA